GCGATAATCACCAAGGACGGTGCCCTCCTTCTGGGGGAGGAGGTTAAGCGGTGGGCGACCGAACTCATCCCGTGCGAGGTGGAATCCTTCTCCAACTCCAAATTCGCTTCCTTTGACGGAAACCCGAACCTCGTGCCCAACCTCTACAACCTTGATCTTTACGGTTCGCCCCTCGCTCCACCCATGACACCAGAAATAGAAGCAAAAATTTCCAAAAAGTTGAAGAATAATTAAAGATTTAACGCGATTTAAATAAAAATGTTTTTGAAAACGATACAGGCTTCTGCATTCAAGAACATCTTCGAGGTGCTTAAGGACATTCTAAACGACGTGAATGTCTCATTCAGCAAGAAGGGAATTCACATGATCACCCTTGACAATGCTAGGACGGCCATGGTGGAACTTCTCCTCGAGGCAGACCAATTTGAGGAGTACTCGTGCAATGACGAGATAATAGTGGGTATAAATACGACCAATGTGTTCAGGGTGTTGAAGTCCGTTTCGGCCCAGGACGTTCTCATCATGGAGATAAAGGACGACCACCTTCTCACCATATCCATCGAAAACAGTTCCAAGAAGAGCCGAAGCAATTTCAAATTGAAACTTCTGGACATAAATGAAGAGATTTTCAACACACCCTCTCTCCCCCTGATTTCCATCACCACTTTCCAAACCATGGAATTCCAACGACTGTGCAGAGACATATCCCACATTGGTTCGGAACTCGCCATAGAACGATCCTACAAGAAGATAAGCTTCCGGTGCAAGGGCGATTTTGCGGAACAATACACGGAATATGACATAGAGTCCGACACCAAAAAATTTAAGACAATGAAGGATACATTCTCCCTAAAGTATCTAAATCTGTTCACCAAGGCGACATCCATGTGCGCCAACATGAAAATCCTACACCACGGGGAGGATATGCCCCTAGTGTTGGAATACAAAGTCACTTCTCTGGGAGATCTCAAGTTCTATCTGGCTCCAAAGTCTGACGATTGAGCAACGCATCCCTTTCAATGAATAACGGCTCAAAACTAGTGAGTGTGTGGATTTCCCATTTGTCGGGAACCATGTCTTCCGATTCAAATAGATCCGCCAAACGGATGTCTTTGGAATCGTGAAAATCCAATTTCGGACCTGCATAGCGTAGGAAGCGCTCTGTGTCCCACACAATTCGGTCGCCATAGTGAGCAAATACCTTTGTAATCATCTTGGGGTAACTCAAGTCCCCCGAAAAATTGTCGTTCTCGCTTGCGATGTCCGGTTCCCTGAAGGGACTTCGAGAAATAAGATTGAAGGGACAATCCTTGTAAATGTATTCAATTTCAAAGCGAATATTGTCCACGATCTGTGGCTTGTTCCTAATCATTTTTGCAAATGCGTTTCCCGGATAACAGAAAAGGGTTCTCTTCTCACCCCTTTCCATCTCGGGCCAGTGCTGCATAACGTCCCTCCAGGAACCCGAGGGGAACATACACTCCTTGCTTGTGTCTACGTCGTATATCATCTTGAGAGGCATGAGCTTTTGGTATCTCTCATCCGGTGCGTACCACCAGTTGAAAAGTCTGATTAGGTGAGTTTCAAACATTTAAAGTAAAAAGGCACCATCTTTTTAAATGAGTTTTCTTGAGAGGTATCACAACAAAATAAAGGAATATGAAAATGACATTATAAAACTCACGGACTACATAAATGCCGCCGCACCTTATATAAAGAGATATCAGGAAGACAGCACCAAGAGAAAGGACGTCTACGTGGAATACATGAGAAATGTGGAAATGGATTTGAGTGTCGTCAACGAAGATACCATAACGGAAACGTCCATCATGAATTGCGAGTCGTGTGACTCTTCCAACATATTTGAAAATTCTACGGACGGAGATTTAGTATGTCACGACTGTGGATACTGCATGATGAATCTGGAATTCGGTCTCTCATTTCAAGACGAACAGAATGCCACCAAGATAAGCCAATATTCATACAAGAGACAAAATCACTTCAATGAATGGGTGCAACAATTCCAAGGAAAGGAGACGGCAAACATCCCAGGAGACATCATCGAGCAGCTTAGATACGAACTGAAGAAGCAAAGGGTGGACAACATAAAAATGATCACGCACGCCAAGGTGAGGGGACTTCTGAAGAAGTTGAGGCAGAATAAGTATTACGAACACATTCCCTACATATGCAACATACTCACGGGCGTTAATCCGCCCAACATGGACATAGCCCTGGAAGAGAAACTCAGACTCATGTTCAACGAGATCCAGGAGCCATTCGACAAGGTGTGTCCCAAGAATAGGAAGAACTTTTTGAGTTATCCCTACGTTCTATACAAGTTCTGTGAATTGCTCGGAGAGGATAAGTACTTGCCCTTTTTCCCCCTACTAAAGTCCAAAGAAAAACTCACCCAGCAAGACGAGATATGGAAGGGAATGTGTGAAATACTAAGATGGGAATTCATAAAGACCTGCTAAAAAAGATCTTTTATGTAAGTAGGTATGAGTTCTTACATAAGAATTGACGATAAAGTGCACATGGATAAGATAAACCCTTACTACATGAGCACCATGTTTACACCTCCGGGAGCTACTATGGGAAATTCCTACGGAAAGGTGTTAGGTGGAAATGTAACGCAGCCCCTCGTGAACATCGTGAACCCAAAGGAAGATGCCCTGGGAGGATCCATCTACCCACAAGCAGGAGAAATCTCACCAGGATCGAAGGAGATTAATGCGGTGGGGTGGAGAAAGCCGGATTTGCCGATGGGAGAAATATACCCCACTAGACGATACGACAGCCCTCCTTGGGAAATGCACGATAGGATGCTCAGACAAAATGGCACGGGAAGGGTGGGTCTCTTTGGAATTCCCACCAACCAGATGACAGGTCTGGCTTCCCTCACACTCCTTTCATTTATAGGTCTATATTCACTCTATTCTAGACGGTAAGGAACTTTGTCCCTTCGTATTTCGGGATTGCTCCTTTCCAAACTTTTTTTTAAGTCATTAATTTTATTCAGGTATCCATCACAGTTGTGTAACTCAAGCTGAATACAATTAGTGCAAAATCGATAACCACATTCGCTGCATTCAAGATATACTCCATATTTCTTTAAACATTGTACACACCTCATTTAAAGATTAAAGGGATTTATTTTTTAAGTTAGATGAAGTTCAAACACTTCGTCGCAAATATCATAAAGATTCGTCATAATGTTAGGCACGAAAAACCTCTATTGCTTCGAATATCCACCATGACCGTGATGGGAGGGAGAAAGGGAGCAAGCACGCCGCTGGAAATATACAAAGAATTCTTCGGGGAACCGAAACGAGGATGGACACTGAAACAGAAGTCATTCAACAATTCCATCACCGTTTTTAAGGTCATCGAGAACAACAAAAAAAGGTCAGTAAAATTTTTCCCAAATGGATTAATCCACGTAACGGGATGCGCGACACCTATGGAAGCGAAAGAAGTAGTAAATGAAATACAAACATTAGTTGACCCGCTTTTCAAGGGAATTACCAATTTCGAAAACATCGACATCCAGACGCAAATGATTAATGCGACCTTCAAGGTTCCTCATCTCATTGATCAGTTGGCTCTAGTTGAACACTATAATACATTCAAAAATATGGTGACGCAAACATCATTTCACCCAGAAACATATTCTGCGGTGAAGGCCAGAGTCTATGGACTGTCGGTGAGCGTTTTCAAGACCGGTAGTGTAGTATTGTCCGGGGCGAAGGATCTGGAAAGCTTGGCGAAGACCTACCACTTCCTACTGGAAAAAATACTCTACGAACCGAATTTGGTAGAAGGAAAGGTGGCAATAAGGGAAAAGGAACCTCATAACTACTACCAGACTGAAAAATTCATAAATAAAATCAAGGAACGCTACAATATTTTTATATACGGTAATACTAAAACGGAATGTCTCAAAGACTAGGAATGGCCGATGGAAGAGCTTTCACCATATGCACATCGAGCGGTCTGCTCAACGACGAGATCATGAAGAGGAATGGAATTGCCTACCCACTCAACTATCAGTACAGGCAACTCATCGCCAGAATGGGTCCCAGCCTCCTCTCACCCATCTTCTCACAGCAGAAGGTGGGACCCGTGCCCGCAAACAGCGTCACCCGATGCTTCTCCGCCGACGTGCCCCTTCTCAAGGTGCCCAAGACGAACTAGACTTAAATAATATACACCACTTGAAATTACAGTACGATGGAACACGTAAAGCAATTTCAAGAGGCCTGCACGGCCATGAAAAAGGATGGAACCCTGACGCCCGAACGCATGACCGTGGCGTGGCTCATGTTCATGCCCAAAGATAAGGCGGAAAAGGCTTATCAACAAGCTAAATCCTTTAGTTCGCATAAAGCAAACCCGCCATCCCATTCTGTACCCTGAGGATGTTGTAATTTACGGCATAAATTTGCTCGTCGAATTTACTTCCAGACGACTTATTGAGAATGAGGCGAGCCGAATCGATGCGAGAGAAGTTCACGGTTCCGGTTGGCTGAAGCTTGCTGGCATCCAGACAGAAGGGAATCATGATTCTTACGTACTCGAAACCTTCACTGGGATAATCGACGTTGTGACCAAACTGGGTGTGCCAGTATGCAGACGCCTGATTGTAATGAGGAATGACGTGAATGCTGTCTCCCACATCCGTTCCATTGAGCTGTAAAAGAACCCGAGTATTAGTGGCTATTGTGGAATTTGTTGCAATAAATTTGCATGGATGGTTGAAGGTCAAATCGGCAGTTGAAGAATTTGTTGCGGGAATCTTCTGAACCTGTTGAATGAGATAGTCGGTGGTGCGATTGGAAAAGTGCTGGCGCTCCATCGTATCGAGGTAAACGAAGCGAGACCACATCTCGTAAGTTCCGTCTGGAAAAGAAGAAGAAGAACTCCAGTAGATCCTCATTTCCACGTCATGATACTGGAGGGCTACCAACGGGAGAGCAGACTGCCAGTTCTCACAGAACCAGAACTTGATGGGATAGAAGTAACCTGATCCCTGTGCAGATCCCTGAACGGAACGGGAAAAGGACGATGCCATCACGTCGGACATGATCTTGGTGGAAAATTCGTAATTCTGGGTGTCAATCAACTGACCTCCCAGATAAAGTTCCACCTTGTCAATAGCTTCATCCCAAGCAATATTTTTAGTTGCATCGCTACTGTTAGTGCAGGTGAGGTAGCAGTAAGAAAGAAGGTCACCCTTCCGCTCAAAGCGAACCGATGAGATGCTTCCGGCGGAAGCGGTATTCACGATGGTCTGTCTCTCAATCACGCTGGAAAAATTGGTGTGACGCTTGTAGGATGATTGCCAAAAAGAAATTTCTGGCTGACCCACCAAATGCGTATCCTGTGCTCCTGTGGCGACTAGCTGAGTTATACCTCCCGACATTTCAGTTTAGTATTGACTAATAAAATTTATTCGCTCAAGAATCTTACGACCGGAACGAACCGCATACCAAATCTCCACCGAATCTCCCGTTCCGTATTCCATGATGGTCTTCAGGTTGTCACACTGGATTCCGTAGGGCCTCCCGTAACGCCATGGAACCTTAATCTGTTCGCCGTCAACCATAATGTACATCCTTCCACTGTCCGTCTCGTAAAGGGGTCTGCTCATTCTACCCCGACTATATGGCATTACTCTTACAAGAACGCAATATCTTTAATGTCTTTCCCTTGATCCTACAATCCCTTGGGATGAAGCGAATCACGGTGCGCATCTTGCGGTTTCCGTTTACAGGAACAATGCACCCGTGCTTTACCTTATTCTTTTTGGAACTGCACTGAGCCTCGAAAGAAGAATACATCTTCTTCACGGCTTCGTAGCTTGGACGGTCTTCCTTTTCAAGCCGCTCATTCACGGCATCGTGTATATTGTAGAGCCAGGTGGTCAAACTCTTGCGAGAAGACAGAACATCGTTCGTGAGAGAAAGGGACCCCCCCTTGGACATGCAATACTTGGAATAACTCTGCCTGCAGTAAACGCACGGCAATATGGAACATAGGGACTTGAAGAAATTCCTGAATGTCCTCTTCATCTCACCGCTTGGCTTGTCGGGATATGAAAAGGTTATCGTGTGCAAAAATACCCACGCGGCGGGACCCCACACTGGAGTCTGAAAACCCCTCCTCTCGGTTGGTTTCACCATACTAATTAAGAAGAAGATTTAAAGCGAACGCTCAGTTCATTGAAGAGAGAACCGTAATCCTTCTTGCGATCCTTCAGAACCCACTCAAGAGCCTTCTTGTGCTCTTTCACGCCATACTTCTTCGTGTCAGCTATAACCTTCTCCAGCTCCCTTATCTCGCCACGAATCTCACCCATCCTCTTGAATTTCATCCTATCCTGAACACTCAAACTTGAAGTCTTTTTGGAATATCCCATTAAATATAACACACAAAAAAGCTTTAACATAGATATGCTAAGGAACTACTTTTACGGGTACATGGAAGAACGAATCATGAAAGAACCCGCAGACGTGGAATGGATTAAGGATCTATTCGAAGACATCAAAAAAAGACTCATGATCGTATTGCCAGAAAATTCAGAATTCAACCAAAACGTGGAACAATCCCTCGACGTGGAACTCTTCGAACAAATGGTCAGACACAACGCTCTGGACAAAAGAGACCTACTCAAAATATCAAACTACACCTTCGCAAAAATACTGGAATTGTGCAATCCACTCAGAGACCCCGACGTGGAATGGAGAAGAAGGCTCCTCGTGGAAAAATTGGAAGACGATTCCACGGGGGTGAAAAAATGCCTATCCCTATTCATACACCACGCAAATGTATCACTCGACGAACTATGCGATGACATCGTGGCAATGGAGGAACACTGCGCTAACGAGACGATAAACCGAATGTTTTGAATTTATAAATGGACACTTACGATCTTAATTCAGGAGGTTCAGGAGGAACGCCGCTCACATACAGCCCGAGCATTCCCGACAACGGGGCGGGAACAGGTCTCAATGTCCCGGTGACGGACAGAAATAAAAAGAGGACGACGGGCTACGACTCTCAAAGGGAAATGGTTGACCGCAAAAATAATAGCGGTAAACAACAGAGTAATATGCTTAGCAGTATGTCCTTTTCAACACCCATCGAAGAACTTGGATACGACGAACCCATGGAGGAACCAATGTTCCAACCCCAGTACTCGGTGGCACCCCACGAAATGCTAGCACAAAAGTCTCAGTATCAACAGCCGGCAGCACCCCAGCAACAGGAAAAGGAGGTTCTGCCACCCCCGCCCCCAGAAAAGACCTACCCCCTAGGTCTCACCAAGGATCAGTTCGAGGCAATCACCCTCGTGGCCATGGTGGCACTCGTCTTCTATCCCCTCATTCAGGAAAAGTTGGCAATCTACGTGCCGAACTTCATGGACAAGGACGGAAACCGAAGCGTTCTGGGTCTGGTCGTCAGCGGAGCCATCGTGGCGCTGGGTTTCTACCTCGCGAGAAGGTATTTCTAACTTAAACATATAACTATAATTAGTTGATTATGGGAGTAATTTACAAAATTACTTGCCTAAAAACAAATCTGTCTTACATTGGCAAAACAATCAAAAGTGTCAAAGTAAGATTGAGACAACACAGAGATAAGAAATCATACTGTCGTTTGCTGTCAAAGGAAATAAACGAACACGGATGGGAAAATTTCAAACATGAAATCCTGTGGGAGGGAGACAACTCACAGCTGGGGGACATGGAAAGGCATCTCATCATGGAACACAATACATTAGAACCCAGCGGTCTGAACATTAGGGAAGGGGGTGGAAGGAGTGAAAAGGTCAGCGATTCGTCACGGAAGATTATGATAGACAAACAGAGAGAAATCTCGATGAGGAGAGGCGGATACCTGGGTTACATAATACAGAACAAATGTTCATTCTCGTTCAGATTTATGGTAAATAATGTCCATCGCATCATGAATTTCAAAACACTCGAGGAGGCACAGAAGGCACAGAAGGAATACACCGATGACCCAGACAATTTTACTCTCCCTGAACCATCACGGGTCGGGAATGGAAAGGCGACTGGGTTATATTTTCAAAAAAATAGAAATAAATGGCTTGCCCAACCTCCAGGGAATGTTTATCTGGGGAGTTATGAAACCAAAGAAGAAGCCGAAAGAGTTCTCGAAGAATACAAAATGGATCCTGAAAATTTCACCAAGACTGAAGTGAAATCAAAACCTAAATTCTATGTATATGAACATACAAGAACCAATTCTAAACAAAAATACAGAGAAAATTATAGTCTTTACATCGTAAAAACATACGACAATATAAGCAAGCAAGCAAAAGACCTGGCATCTTTTGGAGATAAGAAATCTGCCGAATACTACTGCGAAACTCTACAATATAACGATAGATACGATATAGTGTAAAGGGTTTGTTCTTCCTATGGGATTCGAACCCATGACCTTGAGATGACTACTAAAAGGCGTAACAGTCTCACGTTCTTTACCAACTAAACTAAGGAAGAAACTTGGTGTGATTGCTCACAACATTACGCTGGATGATTTTCACGGAAATTTAACGCGAATTTCATAATTATGCGGCGGGTGGTCCTTGATGATGCCTTTTCATGCTTTGAATTTTTCGGAGTTCATTTTCAATTAGCCTTCGGAGTTCATTTATAAGTCTTTGTCGTTGTATTTCATCTTCTCGAATACGCCTTGATATTTCCCTTGACCGATTATTCCAATACCAAGTAGTATTTTCCCCCTCTCTAGGTAAAAAAAATTGATTAAAAGTATTATTACGTCGATTCACTGGCAAGTTCCTTATTACATTTCTACCTATTTCAATATTTCTTTCGGAATTTCTAATATTATTTCTCAAACTTTCAGTCGCATTTTCAATTGAATTGCGAGAAGGTGGACTAATTATACCTCTATTTATGTTTATAATTCGTGTAGTATTACCTAATAATTTATTTGCCATGTTGTAATAATTATTATTCGTTCTTAAATTATTTATAGCATTTGAATCATCAAGTTTTCTCACGATATATTTGAGAAGTTCTTTTCTTCCTCTCAAATCGTTTTTTCTAATTGTCACTCTTTGTCTAGTTGACACCGATGTGAGAATAATACTTCCATTTGTTGTACTTACTCTATACCTTGCCATTAATAAACACATTCTTTTTTTTCTAAAGAGACCTGTTGAAGTGACTTCTAGGGCTCGAGCGTGTTCTGGAACCTGAACTGGAATTGGAACTGGATGATAGGGATGATCTGTCGAGGTTCAACCTTACGCCGGGGTAATCATATCTGTGATGGTAGACTATTTCCATGGAGTGGAGGATGGAATTGAATAGCTCCCTCTTCGTCATCGCCCGCAGGTTGTTCGTTCGCACGGATTCAGACGCCCTTCTTACTGCCGAGGCTATGCGGAGGAGATTAGGTCTGCTGGGAAGGTTTCTCCTCGTGACCTCTATCTGCTCGCGTCCTCGTTGCAGTATGATGCTACCGCTTTCACCCAACATTACGGTGTAATATCTGTTCACCATTAATTATTGGTCACCTTTTTTTTGAAGCAGATATCTCGAAGCCATGATGATGGGGATGGGTCCCATGAGACAGCACGCGGGGGCGATGGCGAGAAGGACCTTCACCTTGTCCATATCGAGCTTAGAGAAATCCGGCATACAATAAAATAAGAAGTTAATTTTAATGGTCACGGGGTACGGCTTTAGTGTGTGGTTGGTTCCTTTGAGTCATAATATTTATAGGAGGGTGTATAAGATGAAACACATCCCGCACGTGACGATCTCTACGAATCACGAAAAGGTTCCCGACATCTCCCACCTCAAGCCATATTACGATATTGTTCACTTCAAGGGCATTCAGAACATTCCTCGCCAGTATGAGGTGGATCCCCTCTACGCGGCAGGATTTCCGTGCCTTATCGATGGTCTCAGGACTCCACACATCCCCCACATGAGCGTGCGCTATGACAGACGAACTTATCCAAATTTTGACGACATAAAGGTGGATAAACCTTACAGGATGCTTGCGGAACTGAGGATAGCCGACACGACGTCACTCGACCCAAGCGACTGGTTCTTGATTTAAAGAAATGAAGCCCACATAGAGTACAATGGCTTTTCTTCCTCTTCTTCGTAATCGCGAATTGTTTGATCTGCTTGATACCACGACCAAGTTTCTAAATGAGATCCCTCTAGTGGAGAAGGATCTGGTTCACAAATTCTCCAATCGCTACGCCTACCGAAAGACTTCCCAC